CTGGACCGCGGTCCAGATAGCGGAGAAGACTGTCAGGACTACGTTCCGGAAGCCCTCGAAATGATTCCAGGCATAGATCACCGCGGCGACGAGAGCGACGATGCCGATGATGATCCAGGTGATCGGGGAGGATAGAAAGGCGAAGTTGAGCGTCGTCGTCGCGAACGCCCAGAGCTTCACCGCAGCGGCAATCGCCAGAATGACTCCGGCGATGACTCCGCCCGTTCCGGCGAGGAAGCCGAGGAAGGAGCGGACACCATCCCACGCCGGACCGAAGAGCTTCGCGCCGAAATCGCCGAGGGCCATCAGCGGAGGCAGGACGACTCCGCCGATGAAATCGACGATGCCGGTCTGTAGGGACCGCTTGAAAGTCTCGATCCGGCTCGACGCGGTCTCGCCGAGGGTCTGGTTCATCTTGTCCCCGGCGCCGGTCACCTCCCCGAGCCCCTGCGCGGCCGCGGTCGGGTCCAGGGCGTAGAGCGCCGCGCCCAGGTCCTCCGCCTTCGTGCCGAAGAGCTGCACGGCAGCGGCATCCCGCGCCACGGGGTCCTCAATGGCCCGCAACCGGTCGAGGGTCAGCCCGAGGGCCTGCTGCGCGGCAGGGCCTCCGGCGGCGATCTTCGACGCCATGTCGTCGGCCTTGAGCCCTACGGCATCGAAGCCCGCCGCGGTGCTCTTAGAGCCGTCAATGGCCCGGATCGAGAACTCTTTGAGCGCGTCCGCCACCGTGTCCGCGTCGCGGGCGCCCGCCTTGAGACCCTGGGAGAGCAGGCCGGTCGCGGTGGTGCCGTCGAGGCCCAGCTTCCGGAACTGGGTGCTGTACTCGGAGAAGGTGTCGAAGAGGTCACCCGCGACGTTGGTCCCGTTCTGGAGCCCGACGGTGATGATGTCCAGGGCGCTCTTCGCGTCCGGCGCCATGCCGGTCTTCATCATCGTTCCGACGGCGCGGGTGGCCTCGTTGAGGTCCACGTCGAAGGTGCTCGCCAGGTTGAGCACGGTCCCGGTGACGCCCTGGAGATCCGCGTCGCTCATCGCAGCGGTATTGCCGATGTTCCGGGTGATCGAGGCGAGGGCCTCGTTCACCTGGTCCAGGCTCTCTCCGTAGGCGTTGGAGTAGACCTGCCCGGCGAGGCGCCCGTAGCGCTCGGACTCCGCGGGCGTGAGGCCGAGCTGCGCGGTGAGCCTCGCCCGCGCGTCGGAGAGGTCCATCGTCATGGAGATCGCGCCGACGAGTGCGGCTCCGGCGACGAGCCCGGCCGCGGCGAAGGCCGGGCCGAGGGTGGCAGCCTTCCCCTTGATCCGGTCGAAGAGCCCGCCGATGCGGGACTCACTCTGCCCGTCATCCTGCACGGAGACCTCGGCGACGGCCCGGCGCTCCGCGAAGCTCTTCACCTCCGCTTCGAGCGCCTTGACCTTCGACTCGCCCGCGGCGATGTCTGCGTCGAGCTTCGGGGACGCCTTCTCCGCGTTGAGCCGCTGGATCTGCCCCTCGACCTGCGCGATCTTCGACTTCGCCGCGGCGACGTCCGCGTCCACCTTCGGAGAGGATGGCTTGGCCTCCAGGTCGCGCAGGCCCGCCCGGAGTTGGTCGAGCTTCGCCGTCGCGGCGGTGATCTTCGCGTCGATCTCCGGGCTCGTCTTCTGCGCCTGGAGCTTCGCGAGGCCCTGTCGGGCGGCCTCTAGCTTCGCCTGGAGGGCCTTGTCGTCCGCGTCGAGCTTCGCCTTCCCGACCTCGGAGAGCCCCCTCGTGTCGACCTTGACCGACGCGGTGACGGTCGGCTTGACCTTGGCGAACTCCTTCCCGATGGTGCCCTGGATCCCGCTCACGGTCGGGATGACGGGCACGGTGACGCGCCCGGAGGTGTAGTCCGTCAACGGGATCCCTCCTCCTATCGCTTGTGCGGGATGAGCTGCGCGGTGAGGTCCGCGTGCTGCGCCTTGAGCGCGTCACGCTCGAAGCGGTCGACCGAGGTCTCCGGCCGGGGCTGCGGGCGGACCTTCGGGCCCTTCCCGTTCTTGGTGCCCTGCCCGACGAGGCGCGAGTGAATGGCCGCGAGCCACTCGATCATCTGCGCGTTCTGCGCGCGCTCAGGCGTCCAGTCCAGCAGCGTGAGCGTCTTCCGCTGCGGGAGCTTCGCCAGCTCCGCAGCCGCCTCATCGTCGTCCCAGACGGCCGCCTTGTACCGGGAGTGAGACGGCAGCCGGTCGGCGATGCGGATGACCTGCGTGAGCGGGTATCGCCCGCGGAACCAGTCGAGGAGGTTGTGCCCGCGGTCGAAGAGGTCCGCCTCGATCTCCGCGCCGTAGCGGTCGAGGAGCTCTACGACGCGGAGCGGGCTTCCCCCGGGTCCTCACCGGTCAGCCCGAACTCCCGCACGACGTCGCGGATCAGCTCCTGGAGCGCACCGGGCGGGGCGTCCTCGGCGTGCGCCCAGAGCTTCTCGGCACCCTTCTCCCCGAAGAGCGCCACGAGGGACGCCTCCTCGTCCCCGTCGCGCTGCGCGCGGTTGAGCCGCCGGATCTGGCCGGACGACGGGAGGTTGACCGTCAGCACGGTCTCCGCGTCGAGCTCGATCTCCAGCGGGTCTCGCTGGGCCTCCGCCACGTAGGCGTTCCATCGCTTGAGCCGCTTCGCCATGACGCGCGGCCTCCTTTCGGTTCCGGGCTTGGTTGGTCAGCGGTCGGCCGAGCCCGCTCCGTGCGGGGAACGGGCTCGGTCCGGCCCGACTACTTCGAGGTCTTCGGCGTGCCCTTCACGCCTGCCGCGTCTGGGTCGGCCGCCGCGGCGACCTCCTCCGCGGAGACCTTCGCCTTCGGCCTGTAGCCGTGGCCGTAGATCAGGTCGTTCGCCTCCGCCGGGGAGCCGGGGACGTACTCGTCCCCGGCCGGGGAGATCAGGACGGCCTCCTTCGGGGCCTTCGTCGCCATGCGGTCCTCCAGGGGACAGAGCGGGCCGGGTTGCGGGAGGTGTCAGGGCGGCCGGTCAACCCAGCCCGGGAGGAACCCCGGCCGCCCTGACGTCTCACGGGGTGGCGGTGAAGCCCATGTCGGCCAGGCGGCTCTTCCAGCCGGGTCCGCCGAAGAAGTGCCGGACCGAGTAGCCGAGGGTCTCGTCCGGGGTGGCGGCCAGCGTGCAGGCGTAGCCCACCGGGTCATCCCCGTCGGTCCACGCCTGGTCGTCGACCTCGGAGAGCATCGCCCGGGGAAGGAAGCGGGCGACGTAGACCGTGTCCGCCCCGACCCCGTCGACGAACAGAGCGAAGACGCGCATGTACTTCGTGGCCGGCCGGGTCGGCTGGGCGAAAGAGACCTCCCCCGTCGTCGCGTCCGGGGTCACCGTGGAGAGGTCGAGGTTGTAGTAGAGCGCGAGGGTCTGCCGCTTGGTCTCCTGCGCCGTGAAGGCGAGGTTGGTGACGTCGCTGTTGATGTCGCGCCGGGTCGGCTCGACCGAGCCCCAGGAGGTGACCTCGGAGACTTCCGTGTCACGGCTCCAGGAGAGGCCGTCGTCCTTGGTGACGTAGCCCAGGTCCTCATAGCCGGCCGGCAGCGGTGCGAGCCCGGAGGTGGCGCCCGTGGTCAGGGACGTCGGGGCCGCCGCGGTCACGTCGGCCACGAAGACGGAGCCGGCGAGGGCCTTGCGGATCAGCGAGGACTGGAGGTTCTTGATCGCGTCGTAGGTCGTCGGAGTAGGGCTGGTCACCCTCATCCCTCCTTCGGGGAGCGGAGGCCCCGGAGGGGCCGGGAATGGCTTCGGGCACCCGGGCTGAGTTGGTGCCTTGGGGGCGGTGCCGCGCGGGGCCTCAGGGCGTCGCGGGGCGCCGGTACGGGCGGCGCAGGGTGAGCCGGAAGGAGGCGACGACGCGCCGCTTCTCGGGGTCCTCGTACGGCCGCTGGTCGGGGCTGTTGACCGACTGCACGGAGTCGATGAGCTGCTCGGTGCCGTCGGGCAGGATCACGGCGGTCCGTCCGGCCGCGAGGAGGAGCTGCTCGGCGGCGCGGGCGATGGCCCAGGCGTCCGCGCGGGTCGAGGCGAAGACGCTGACCTGCATGTGCGGGTAGTCCGCGAAGCCGTCGTTGGCTCCGGCGCCGGGGAGCCGCTGCACCTCGATCAGCGGCGGGGTGAACTCCGGCGGGGCCTCGGTGACGACCTTGACGGGGTGACCCGCCACGGTGATCTGATCGGTGAGGAGCGCCTTGGTCACGACCTCCGCGTCCGGGAAGACGTCTAGGAGATCCCCCATCAGATCCTCCGGCGCTTGGGCCGCAGGGTGTCTGCGACGGAGCCGAGAACGTGGGCCCCGCGGCGGCCCTCCCGGGTGCCGAACTCGACCGGTGCGGCGTAGGGGGCGTCCACGACGACCTGCCAGCCGTCCCGCTTCCCGCCGCGCATCACGACCTGGATCGGCTCGACCCGCACGGAGCCGGACAGCTCACCGGTCTCCTTCGGCAGCCGCATCCGGGCGAGGACCGCGGCCTGTTCGGCGCGGAGCCGAACGGCCTTCTGGACCTCCGGGCTCCGCAGGAGCCGGGCGATGCCCTTGCGGTCCGGCTTGTACTGCGCGCGCTGCGCCATGTGGCCTCCTATCCGGTCACGCGCTCGGCGCTGATGTGGACGGCCCCGCGGTCGGAGATCGGGCTGCGCCACTGCTCCGGCTCGCCCTCGACGTGCCAGCGGGTCCCGTCCGCGCGGAGCAGGACGTCCGTGGGCCGGACCCGCGTGGGGCCGTCGAGCGGGGCGTAGACCTCGATCCCGGCGATGACCGTGTCCCGACGGTCACGCAGCTCCCGGGAACCGACGCGTGGCACGACCACGCAGCCGGGCAGCGGCAGGGCCGTCTCCGGCAGCGGGTCGCCGTAGTCGTCCTGCCCGCCGGGCCGAAGGACGGTGAGGTCCTCCAGGTACCGGGCGCCCGGGAGGCCGACGCCGATCACGACGTCACCGCCGCCCACAGCGACGGGCGCAGGAGCCGGTAGGGCACGAGCGCGGCCCGCTCCGCAGAGGACAGCTCCGCGGCGCTCGAGCCCGGGTCGGCGTAGGTCCAGGAGACCGGGCCGACGGTCTCCTGCGTGACACGCGGGCCGGAGAGGTCCGGCGTGCTGAGCCCCTTGACCGCGTAGCTCACCGCGGCCGCGATCACCTCCGGCGGGACCGGATCGAAGCCACCGGAGAAGGTGATCTCGACCGAGCCGAGCCCGGCCGGCCAGCGACCGCCGGAGCGCTCGATCAGCCCGGAGCGGCTCCAGCGGAAACCTGTCTCCGGGTTCCCGTTCACGCTCACCGTGTGCACGTCGGTGAGCCAGGCGCAGGGCAGTGCGAGGCGCCGCTCCCCCGCCGGGTCGAGTTGCACGGTCAGCCCCTCCACGCGGCTGATCGGCCAGCCGCAGTAGCCGCGGATGACCGCGGAGGCGGCGTCGAGGCAGGACTCCGCGCGCTCGTGCTGTGCGGCGGCCGACCCGGCGAGGCGCTCCAGGTCGCCCATCGTGGCGAGCTGCCGCACGGGCCTACTCCGCCTTGTTGGCCGCGGTGCGGGCCTTGTTCGCCGGAGCCCGCTTCTTCGGTGCGGGCGCGGCGTCGAGGGGCTCCGCGTGGAGGCGCTCGGCGTCCTCCTCGTTGAGCCGCATCACGGTCTCGTAGCCGTTCTGGATCACCTTGTAGCGCTTGAGCGGACCGGCCACGGTCAGCTCCTCTCTGGGAAGGTCGAGGGGCGATGACGCACCGCCCGGCCGCGTCCCCGAGCACGACTGGTCGTTCGTGCCGCAGACGGGGCAGCGCGGCCGGGTGGCGCGCCTCACGGATCAGGCCCCGGCGGTGAGGTCGATCTCGACGAACGCCGACGGCTGGATCACGCCGAAGGCGGCCCGCATCTCGGCCAGCACGGCGACGAGGTTGCGGACGAAGAAGTCGCTGTGGGTATCGGTGGCGGTCACCGACGCCTGCTCGCGGTCCCAGAGGATCGCCTTGCGCCAGTCACCGACCCACCCGGTGCCGACCGGCACGGCCTCGGACTCGATGACGGGCAGGCCCCAGAGCAGCGACGCGGCGCCGCCGTTCTGCGCGGCCGGACCGCCGTAGTAGAAGTCCCCCGTGGAGTTGGTCGAGAGGTCCAGGGCCTCGACGTCGACCGGGTTGAGGACGTAGCCGTTGGGCACGCTGCGACCACCGATGCGGACCTTCGTCTTCGCCTTGCGAGTGGTCACCAGGAGGTTGGTGTCCCACGCCTGCGACTGCGTGCCGGAGACGTTGGCGAGGCCCTCGAAGTTCTCCCCGGTGCCGTCGCCGGCGAGGATCTGGTCTTCGAGCTCCTCCTCCAGCCCGGTCTCCAGGAAGTTGTCGATCAGGGTCCGGATCTGCGCGGCGTCAGAGAGCGCGCGCTTGGTGACCGGCATCCAGTGGGCGATCGTGCGGACCGGAGTGGTCACGCGCGCGGTCGAGAAGCCCGACTCCGGCTTGTAGCCACCGGGGCCGGTCGCCGCGCCAGCGGCCGAAGAGGTGGCCTCCGGCACCGGAGCCGCGTTGTTGGCGAACCCGGTGATACGGGCGTACTCGATCTGATCGCTGGTGGTGGTGCCGTTGGTGACCAGGGCACGCAGGCTCAGCGGTCGGTAGAAGAGGTCCGCGCCGACGAGCAGCCCGCGCTCGTCGGGGTTGACGAAGGCGTCCGCGGAACCGGTTCCACCGGCGGTGACGAGCGCCTTGAACCCGACGGGATCGGTCCGGACGCGGGCCTCCTTGGAGAAGCCGCCGGGACCGGCCTGCGCGGTGAGGGCCTTGAACTGGGCGCTCTCCACGAAGTGCTGGCCGATGCTCTTCTGGCCCTTCCCGCGGCCGGGGACGCGCAGCCCGGAGCGGGCCGCCTTCTCCCCGCGCTCGCCCGGGTCGTCGTCCTCGGCGAGGCCGATGCTGCCGCCGAGGTCGGCGATGGCCTTGCGGGTGCGCTCGTCCGCCTTCGCCTGCTCCAGGCGGGTCTTCGCGTCCTGCGCCTTCTTCATGTGGTCGTTGACCTCACCGCGCTCGGCCTCGGTGAAGTCGCGGTCACCGTCAGCCTCCGCCTTCGCGGCGATCGCCTGCGCTGCCTTGAGGTGGCCGGTCATCTCGTCGATGAGGGTCTGGATCTTGTCGGCCATAGCCGTTGAGTCCCTTCGTGTTTCGTCGGAGCGGTCAGAGGCCGGCCGACGCCGCGGCGGCGTCGAGGAGCAGCCGGTCCAGACCGGGGATGCGACGGAGCGCGGCGGGGCCTGCGTCGGCGGACGTCCCCTTGGCCTCCGAGCCCTGCGGGCCGGGAGACGGGGAGGGCGCGGGCGCGACCGGCTTGGCCTTCTCGTCGTCGTCGTCCTGCTCCTCGACGGAGGAGAGGACGGTGCCGATGGCCTCGTGCGCGTTGCGCAGGAGGTCCTCGTTCTTGGAGGAGAGCGTCCGGCCCGCCTTCGCGGCCCCGGCCTCTCCGGAGTTGTCACGGCCCGGAGTGGCCCGGACCGTGGGGGCGGAGGAGTCGCCTCCGCGGGTCGCCTTCACCGCGGCGAGCACGGTCTCCGTGCTGACGTCACCGGGGAAGGTCAGGGTCATCGGCGGGACGGCCCGGCCGTCGTTGCGCGCCTTGACGTCGAGGAGCTCCGTCTGCTGGTTCACCCCGACGAGGCAGGGCCCGACCTCATAGAGCTTGAGCTTGCGCAGCTCGAAGTAGCTCTCGTCCTGCCCGTCCTCGATCTGCTCGACGTAGCCCGCCTCGATCACGTCGTAGGCGAAGCTGAACTGTGTGACGCGGCGGCCCTTGAGCAGCCGGTAGACCTGCTGCGCCTTCGGCGCGTCGAGGTCGAGCTGTGCCTGCACCCACAGGCCCACGCCCTCGCGCTCCTCCGCCTTGAGGACGTAGCCGATGTGGCTGTCCACGTCATAGGAGTTGTGGCTCCAGAGGACCGGGATCGGGTTGCCCGATGCCTCCCACTCGGCGAGGGTGTCGGCGAAGGCGCCGGGCACGATCTTGTCGCCGTAGGAGTCCAGGTCATAGGTCGCGACGATGGCCTCGAAGACGCCCTCGTCGGTGCCGTCCTGCTCCCCGGCGGCCTTGATGGCGCCGGGGCTGCTCTTCACCTTCACGCTTCGGCCTCCCGACCGGGGTGGATGGACCGCAGCCGCAGACGCGGCTCCGGGGTGGGCGGGTTGGTCGCCTTCCCGGCTGCCGCGTCCTGTTCGGACGGCTCCGGGGCGGAGTCGGTCGGGCTCGCCTGGTCTCCGATGAGGACATTGAGCGGGGTCACCAGGTCATCGCCGCCGTCGATCCGCGGCAGGTTGACCCGGCCGCGCGCCTCGTTGCGGGTCATCCAGGGGGCTCCGACGGAGGTCTGGAGCTGCGCGGCCTGCTCCTCGAAGGAGCCGCGCAGCTTCTCGCCGAGGTTGAACTCCGCGTAGATATCGGCGGTCTCGGCGAAGTCCGGGAAGAGCTGGAGCGCGATCTCCTGGACGATCATCACGAGCCAGGGCCCGAGGGTGTCCTGATAGAGGTGCTTGTGTTGCTCGGCGATGTTGGAGAACGTCGCGTGATCCAGAATCCCGACCATCGGGGGCGGGATGTAGTAGGCCGCGGCACACTCCTCACGGGTGAGCTTGCGGGCCTCGATGTACTGCGCCTGCTCCGGCGTGACGGAGGTCGGCGTGAAGCCCATCCCCTCCTCCAGGACCGGCGTTCCGCCCGCGTTGGGGCCGTCCCCGGTCCAGAGGTCCTGCCACTCGGTGAGGAAGCGGGTCCGCGCGGTGTCACTCCACTTCGGCGCGTCGACCGGCCGAGTGAGGAAGCCGGAGGTCCGCGCGCCGTTGCGCCAGAGCTGCTCGCGCCACTCCGCCGCGGTCCACTCCTCGGCGAGGATGCGGCGCAGGCTCTCGATCGGGGAGACGCCCTCGCGACCGTTGGACGGGTTGTAGCCGCGGAAGTGCACGACCTGGTCGGCCGGGAGCTCGACGGTCCCCTTGGCCCCGCGGATCTCGAAGCTCTCCGCGGCGAACGGGTTATCCCCCTGCGGGGTCACCTGCCGCGGGTCCGCGCGCAGGATCGCCTCCGGGTGCTCCGCGTCCTCGCCCTTGACCTTGACCCAGTAGCCGTTGTCGTAGATCCCGAGGTCCTGCACGAGCGCCTCGACCAGCCGGTAGGGCGTGGTGACCGGGTTGGGCCGGGCGAAGAGGCGGGGCAGCGGGTGGTCCCCCGGTCCGAGCCGCTGCCGGTCGTTGTCGTCCAGTCGCCGGTAGAAGTGCAGGCCGAGCTGGGCGAGGTTGCGGGCGAGGAAGCCGACGACGGTCCGGACGCCGGGCTGCGTGCGCCAGATCGTGGCGTAGTCCTGCGTGAGGTTGTCGCTCAGGCGCAGGGTGAAGCCCGGCCGCGGTGCGGCCCGGTCCAGTGCCGCCAGGGCGCCGGCGGAGACTACGAACGCCATCAGGCACCGCCCCCGTAGCGGGCCTGCACGAAGAGCACGCGGTCGCGGTCGAGTAGGACCTCCCCGTCGGCGGAGACGGGCTGCGCGCCGCGCTCATGGATGACGGCATCACGCAGCACGAGCAGCCGCCCCCGGCGCTGCCAGAGGACGCCCTCGACCGCGGAGCCGTCGGTGAGGTTGGCGAGGACGCGGTTCCGTACGGCGGTCCGGGCGTTGCGCGTCCAGAGCACGGCAGCGGTGGCGATTCCGGCCAGCAGGAGCGCGCCCTCCACGAGGAGGGCGACGAGAGCGACCACCGGGCCTCCTTCCGGGTCGAGGGCATGACGAGGCGCCCGGCTGCGGGGGGTGCAGGCGGGCTCGAAGGGAGCGGGGTCAGGTCAGGCGACGGTGAGGCCGTCGTCCTCGTAGATGGAGCGGCCCGTGCCGCCGCCGCCCTGCTGCGCGCGGGCGAGGGCCATGATCGCCGCGACGACGGCGTCGATCTTCTCGCCGGAGGTCTTCTTGTCCGGCTTGACGTTCCCGGCGGCGTCCATCGCGACGGCGAGGTTGTCGACCTGCCAGCGCACTGCCGGGTTGCCGCCGTGCCGGAAAACGGGTCGCTCCGCGGTGCCCTCCAGGATGAGCCGCTGGAACTCCTTCGTCGGCCCGGACAGGGAGGCGAAGCCCTGCCTCATGCTGACCAGCGGCAGCCCGTCGGCAGTGAGGTCGTTGACGAGCTGCGAGGAGTTCCACGGGTCGTAGGCGACCTCCCGGACATCGAAGAGTTCGGCGTCCGCTCGCATCACCTCACGGATGAAGTCGTAGTCCGCGACGTTGCCCGGGGTGACCGTGAGGCGGCCCTCCCGCGCCCAGACCGACGCTGCGCCCGCGGTGCGCTTGTCCAGCGATTCGAGGTTCGCCTCCGGCGTCCAGAGCCGCCAGAGCGCGTCGTAGGTGCCCGGCCGCTGCGGATCGGGGAAGAGCCAGCAGAGCGCGCAGAGGTCACTCGTCGTCGCCAGGTCGAGCCCGCCGTAGGCGGCCCGTCCGTGCAGGCGCTCCTCGACCACGACCGACGCGTTGCGGTCATAGGCGTCGAGTTCGACGTAGCGGGTCTCCTGCTTGGTGCGGATTCCCAGGTGCAGGCGCAGGTACTTCGCGAGGTCCGCCGGGCTCTGCTGCGCCTCCGCTGCGGCGCGGGCGAGGTACGCCTTCGTAGGGCTCTTCCCGAAGCCCGGGTTGGCCTTGCGCTGCGTCGCCTCCGCGAACGGGTCATCCCCGGGCTCCGCGGCCCACACGACGCCGTAGGTCGTCGCGTCGTGCAGCACTCCCCGGGCGAGCTGCTCGATCCGGGACCGCTTGCGGTCATAGATCGTGTTCCGCTTCCCGGAGTCCGCGGTGGTGATGATGAGGACGAGCGGCTGCCGCCGGGAGCCCGTGCCGGTCTCGATCGTCTCGACGAGATCCGGGCTCTTATGGACGTGCAGCTCATCGATCACGGCGCCGTGGATGTTCGCGCCGTGCTGCGCGTCCGCCACCGAGGAGACGACCTCGACGTAGGAGCCCGAGGACGGGTGCAGGACCCGCTTCCCGACCGGCCGCACGTAGGGCCGCAGGCCGGGGCTCTTCTCCGCGAGTTGCTTGATCGGGCCGAAGACGTAGGACGCCTGCCGCTCGCTCGTGGCAGCTGTCACGACCTGCGCGCCGGGCTCACGGTCCGCGGCGCAGAGATACATCGCGATCCCGCCGGAGAGCGTGCTCTTCCCGTTCTTCCGCGGCACGTCGACGTAGAGCGAGGTGATGATCCGGACCCACGCTCCGGCGTCCGCGTCGAAGCGCACCCACCCGAAGACCGGTGCCAGGACATAGGCGACCTGCCAGACGTCCGGGGTGAGCGGCTGCCCGGCCCACTGCCCCTGCGTGTGCCGGAGCTGAGCGAATGCCGTGAGAACCCGGTCCACCCGGTCCGCGTCGAAGCGGGCGTCCGGGTAGTCCCGCGGCTCCGGGGTCTTCACCAGGGGCGGGTGGTCGGGCAGGCCGAGCCCGCGGTCTAGGAGGTACCACGCGACCTCCGGGGAGAGCTTGAGCCGCTCTAGCTCATCGGTCGGCGGCAGCTCCGGGCCGTCACCCCGTGCCCGCGAACGGGTTGTCCGCCGCGCCGCCACCTGCCGCCTCCGTCGCCTTGATCGAGCTGCGCGCGGACGGAGTGAGGCCGAACTCCTGAGCGAAGGCCCGGACGGTCTGCGCCGAGTCCCGCTGGATCTGGAGGGCCGGGTTCCGCACCCATCCGCCGTTGGCGCCCTTGACGAGGATCGCGCTCTGCGCGACGAGCCGGGACGCCTTCCGATGCGTGACGACCGCCTCGCAGTAGCAGCGCAGAGACGGCGCGTCACAGGCGAAGGCGATCCGCATGACCGCCAGCTCCCGCACGGTCTCCCGCCAGACCTCCGCGACCTCCGCGTCGAGGTCCTGCGGCGGCTCCGGCAGCGCCTCCCGGGGCTGCGGCTCGTCGTCGTTGATCCGGTCGAGGTGCCGCTCCCCGCGGAGGAGCTTGAGCGTGGTCGGTGCCGGAGCCGGTCCGCGCTTACCCACGGCGGACTCCGTAGCGCTGCCGGTCGTATGCCTCCAGGCGCAGCTCCGCGGCGGTGACCGAGCGCCAGCCTCGCCCGCCCCACTCGTGCACGACCCCGGCCGGGTCGGTCCATCGGTCACCCGGCCGCAGGTCCTCTGACGCAGGAGGTCCGCCGTCCGCGCTCGAGCCCAGGTTTCGCGCGGCTGCGCCTTGGCCGGCCATCGCGCACTCACCCTCGCAGGCGTACGCCTCCCCTGCCTCCACGCACTCCGTCGTGTGCCGCGTGCGGCTGCGGTAGGTCATCGCGCGCACGCCCCGATCAGGGCCCAGGAGTGCCAGCGGAAGAGGACCTCCGGCCGGACCCACCCGGCCGCGCGCAGCTCCTCCTCGACGTCGGCGAGGCGCCGCGGGAGCAGGACGCCGCGGATGCTGCGGGCCTTCGCCCGCGCCTCCTCCGCGGTGACCCCGTGCGCGAGCTTCCACTCCGTCGTCAGCTCCGCGCCGACCTCCGCCCAGAGCGGATCGGCCGGGCGGATCTTCTCCGCGAGAAGGAGCGCCCCGTCATCGGCCGCCGCCTTCCGGGCCGCGTCGAGGATGCGCGCCCGGTCCCGCGCGGCGTGGAACTGGAGGGTGAACAACGCCAGCGTCAGGTTCGCCCCGGCGTGCGAGAGCGCGTCGGTGATGACGTCCGCGGTGTGCGTCTGGAACCGCGCGGCACCGGCCGCCTTGAGCCGCTCCCGAGCGCGTACGTTCATCCGCGGCTGCTCGTCGTAGAGGTGGAAGACGATCTCCCGGTGCGGGCTGCGGCGCTGGATCATCTCCGTGGTGCGTCCGGTCGAGGCGCCCAGGTCCGCGACGATCCCGCCGTGCGGGACGAGCCAGTCGGAGAGGACGGCCACGGACTCCTGGAACTCCGCGTAGTGCGGCAGGTGCGCGACGACGTGATCGTCGAAGACGTTCGCGACGTCCGCGGTGAACTCCCACGCCCCGGCGGGATACGGGTCGGCTGCGGCGGTCCGGGTGACCGCCTTCTCGGTCGAGGTCACTGCTGCACCTTCCGGAGGATCTGGTCCCGGACGGTCTCGGCGACGTGCCGCATCATCACGGGAGGGACGGCCCGGCCGATGCGCTCCCACCGCTGCGCGTAGTTCCCGGTGAGCTCGAAGTCCGGCGGGAAGCTCGACAGCGCCCGGAGCTCCGGCAGGGTGAGCTTGCGCGCCTGCCCGCGGGCGGCCAGCCCGGAGGACGGCCGCTTGCGCACGGTGCGGATGAGGAGATCCGCTCCGGTCTCCGGGTCCCGCGGCGGATCGCCGATCGGGCCGGGGTAGTGCACCTGGTAGTGGTGGCTGTTCGCGGAGCCCTCCCCGACGGTGATCGTCGGGCAGGGCCGGTCAGTCACGTCTCCGGAGCCGAACTGTCCGGAGGTGTCGTGCACGACGCGGGAGGCGATGACTCCCGACGGCGGGAAGAGGCCGTTGCCGCTCGACGGTGACGCCCCGAGCGTCATGCTCGGCGCGTCGGGCTCGACCCAATCCCCGTCACCGAAGGCGCCCGGTCGGGCCTGCCGGAGGACGTGAGGCAGCGCGTCCCGGACCGTGTAGGTGTACGGCAGGGGTCGGGGGAAGACGGGATCGAGCCCGAGGTCCTCCCGGACGCCGATGAAGATGAGCCGCTGCCGGGCCTGCGGGACGCCGAGCTGTGCGGCGTTGAGCAGCCGGGCCTCGACCCGGTACCCGGCCGCGCGCAGCCGCCGCAGAATGAGCTTGAAATAGCCCTTGGCGGTGCCCTTCACCAGGCCGGAGACGTTCTCCGCCACGAAGGTCTTCGGCTGCACGCCCTCGATCAGGCGGGCGTACTCGAAGAAGAGGTCATCCGAGCGCTGCACCGTGTCGGAGTAGACCTTCTCCCGGCCCCACCCGCGCTCCCGGACACCCGCGGTCGAGAAGCTCGCGCACGGCGGGGAGCCGTCGAAGAGGTCCACCTCCCCGGCGACGTCGAGGATCTCCTTCGGCTTCACGTCCCGGACGTCCCGGCCGTCGAGCACGGTCCCGGGCGCCATGTTCGCCCGGTAGGAGTCCTGCGCGGCAGGTACGAACTCAGACGCCCACGCGACGCGGAACCCGGCCATGCGGTAGCCGGTCGAGGAGCCGCCGCAGCCGGAGAAGGTCGAGACGGCGGTGAAGCCGTTCGGCTCCTGCGCGCGGATCTCCTCCATCGTCGGGACGCGGTACGCGGGCTTCACGCGGGCCGCGGTCGGGGCGGCCACGTCAGGCCCCTCCTCGACCACGATGTTGAGGACGTGCGCCCGCAGTGTCAGAGAGGGCCGGTCGGTCACGTCGAGGAAGGGGTGACCGATCCCAGGGAAGTACCGGGCCGGGCTCGGTCCGCCGCTCTTCGACCACGGCAGCCCGGTCCCCTGCTCCATCCACACGCGGGTCACGCACGCCACCCTCCGGTGATGCGGCGGAAGTCCTCCGAGACGAGCCGCTGCCCTCGGCGGGCGTCACGCGCCTCCGCGAAGGCCAGGCAGGCGACGATGACGGCGATCGCGGAGAGCACCGTGCAGGCGCAGAGGAGAATGAACACCCACGTCATGCGACGTCCTCCTCCGGGTCATCCCCGGCCTTCTTCGAGGACCGCTTCCCGGACCACTCGTAGCCGCAGCGCGGGCACTCGTAGTCGGTCTCCACGTCCTCGTCGTAGGACGGGAACTCCGTGCCCTCCTCGCCCTCCCCGTCGGCGTTGAGCAGGGCGGCCAACTGGTCGAGGTCGTAGGGCTCATAGCCCGTGCCGTCGAGGTCGGGGAGATCGGTGAGCAGCTCCGCGAGCAGCCGCTTGTCGTAGTCGCCGAGGTCCGCGGTGCGGTTGTCCGCGGCGACGATCCGCGCGGCCTGGTCGTCGTCGACGTCGAGCCAGAAGACCGCGACGTGTGACCAGCCGAGGTTCCGGGCCGCGGCGAGGGTGTGGTTCCCGGCGAGGACCTCATTCGCCCGGCCCGTGTGCGTGCCGCGGTTCACCACGAGCGGCCGATACTGCCCGTTCACGGTGAGGCTCTGCTCGATCACGGCCACGTT